AGTGTTGACATTTTGAGAGAATAGGAGTATAATTATCAGTGTTGGGATAACTACGCCTAAAGAATACAGAATTATAAGACAAAAAAAAGGGAGCTAAAAAGCTCCCTTTTCTATTTATAGATTATTTATTTTTTAATATTAGATTGACTGCTTTTAATCTAATATCATCATCACTTGAATTGAAAAAGCCGTTACATACTGATAATGCTTTTTTAATATGCTTCAATTCATATTTTGGTTTATTCTTATAAATATCTATATATGATTGTAATGTAGTCATTTGAATAATTCCTTGTAAGTTTAAGTTTACAATTATCCCTCTAATAACTTTTTTCGGAGTTAAAAAAGGGATAATGTATTTTAGTGAGATTTATTGCTCTGCATATTCATAATTGAACATTTTATTGACTTTAAAACTAAAATGATTAATAAACAGTGCTTTATTGCTCTCAAGTAAATAATCAAGCGTGTTATCAATAATAGAATAAATTGATGATGTTTTATCAGTCTTTTTTAATTTATTGAATATAAGCTCTCTAATATCAAAAATGATAGTTTCATCAAAATCAATGAAAAAGTCATCACTATTGACATTAAAATTATTAAAGTATTTTGGTTGATTATCAATTAATAAATGTATGCAATTAGATGCTGTATTATTAATTAAATCAAACTTTTTTGGAGTCATAGACATAATAATTCCTTATAAAGATTAATGAATAAATAGCTTTGTGTAACGCTTTACGCCTCGCATACTCTTGTATGGTCATCAGGTGCGAAAGTTTATTGAGATTTACTCTTATAATTATTATGAGTGAATCATAACAGTATCAATCTATATTGACAAGATATAATTGATTTAAATAATTAATCAAACTAACAAGTATCATAAGTAAAATAAAATTGACAAAGGTTTAATAATGAGTGATAATAAAGATATTGACATTAATGATAAAATGGAGGAGTCAAGCCCTAAAAAAGTCGGTCGACCCCCACACCTTCCAAATGACGATACCCGAAAACAAGTCTATGAGTTATCGTCAGTAGGAACTAGGTACGAAGATATTGCAACAGTGTTAGGCATATCCGCAGACACTCTTACCAAATACTATCCAGAAGAATTAAAAAAAGGTCGTATTGAAGCTAATGCTGCTATTGCATCCACACTCTACGAAAAAGCTAAATCAGGCGATACAACATCTATGATCTTTTGGCTTAAATCTCGTGCACAATGGAAAGAAACACAGAAACACGAACATGCTGGAGACCCAGACGGTGCACCAGTGCAAGTAAAAGTAGTTACAGGAATAGATGACTAACCCCCACCCCCTTTTTTTATATAACAAAATTGCCCATTCTCATTACAAACTAGGGTAGTATAAAAATTATATTAGGAGAAAATTATGGCTTGTAAAGGCAAAGGTAAAAAGAAAGTAAGTTACAAGAAGAAAAAATGAACATTTATCAATTATTACAATCTTTAGGATTATCTAGTGGTCAACAACCAGAAATAGGCTATACAGATTTACTTGGTGGTGACTATGCTATAGAAGAAGCTAAATTAAGATTTCCTGATGATGGTAAAGTAGGTGGTAATCAAGATGCTTTTAGGCATTTAGTATGGCAGGCTAACTTGCAAAGAGAAATGCCATTACTTGCTAAATTTGCTGGCGATGTTCATGAATCAGAATATGTGCCATTTATTGGTGCTATGGGCACAGGTCAAGGCGATTCTGAAAAACAAATGGATTTATACAACAATGCTCTTGGAAGAAAGATAGCAGATCAAGCCACATCAATGGACGATGTTTATAATATTGCAGAACAAATGGTTATAAAAAATAAGGCTATGAAAGTATCACAAGATATCATAGATGAAGAACACGCAGAAAAAATGAGAAAGTATAAATAATGTCTTTATATAGGAATATCCATGCAAAACGCAAAAGAATTGAAAAAGGTTCAGGAGAAAAAATGCGTAAAAAAGGAGCAAAAGGAGCACCTACGAATAAAGCCTTCAAACAAGCTGCAAAAACAGCAAAAAAGAAGTCTAAAAGAACTACTAAAAAGCGTGGGTGATTGTGTTTAAGAACTGGTCATATCATTGGTATTGGGGTTTCAACTTTGGATTTGAAATCTATGAAGGCTCTATAGAGTCAGAAGGACTAACATATCCTGTTGAGTACTTACTCATCAACATCGGTCCGTTAAGAATACAAAAAGGTGAATATATCTAATGGCTGTTAAAAAGAAAAAAGTAAACCTGTCTGTAGGCAGAGGTGAAAAACGCTCTGTCAAACAAGGTGCAGGATTAACAGCAAAAGGTCGTGCAAAATATAATCGTGCTACTGGCAGCAATCTAAAAGCACCAGTCACTGGTAAAGTTAAAAAAGGTTCAGCGGCAGCAAAACGCAGAAAATCTTTCTGTGCTAGAAGTAAAAGCTGGACAGGTGAAAGAGGTAAAGCAGCACGCAGAAGATGGAAGTGCTAGACGACAGCCCTTGTAATGGGGTATGTCGTATGAAAGACAATCATTGTATATCATGTGGTAGAGACTATGAGGATTTAGCACAATGGTTATATATGTCTCGTGAAGCGAGACTAGAAAGAATGGAACAACTTAAACAAGAGTCGAAAGATTCTTGCAAATCTTAAAGGAGCGATGACCCATATGGAGTCGCAGAATACAATAAAAACAGGATACGAGCCTCGTGCTCCACAAAAACAGATTCACCAGCTTGTGAAAAACAACCGATTCTCTGTAGTCGTTGCTCACAGGCGAATGGGAAAAACTGTATGTGCAATTAACCAACTGATACATTCAGCGTTAAAATCTGAAAATAAGAACCCTAGATACGCATACATTGCACCAACTTACAATCAGGCAAAAAGGGTAGCTTGGGATTACCTTCTTGAGTACACCAGACCGCTTGGTGGAAAGGCGAACATTGCAGAACTACGAGTGGACTTTATGGGCAGGCGTATATCTCTGTATGGAGCTGATAACCCAGACTCTCTTCGAGGTATCTATCTTGATGGATGTGTTATTGACGAGATAGGTGATGTCAACCCTTCTATTTTTACAGAAATTATTCGACCAGCTCTAGCTGACCGACAAGGTTACTGTATTGCGATGGGAACACCGAAAGGTCAAAACCATTTTAAAGACTTGCGTGATAGAGGCGAGCAGAACGATGGCTGGTCACTATTAGAATTTAAAGCATCAGAAACAGATTTACTGCCTAAATCAGAATTAAAAGCCGCTTATGATGAAATGGGCGAAGACAAATACATGCAAGAGTTTGAGTGTTCTTTCCAAGCTCCTGTCGAAGGTGCTTACTATTCTAAACTCATCCATGATTTAGAAGAAAAAGGCAGATTAGTAGATATTGACAGAGATGGCTTGGCTAGAACATACACTGGCTGGGACTTGGGTATGTCTGATTCTACAGCTATTTGGGTAGCACAGCTAGTAAACAAAGAAGTGAGGTTAGTCGACTATGTGGAAAATCATGGTGTTGGTCTTGATTATTATGTTAGCTGGCTACAAGAAAACGATTGGATGTATGCAACACACATTCTTCCTCACGATGTTGCCGTTAGGGAACTCGGTACAGGTAAGTCAAGAAAAGAAATGTTGGAAGATGCTGGATTACAAATCACCATCGCACCGAAACTAAATGTGCATGATGGCATACAGGCTGCGAGACGACTATTACCTCGTTGCTGGTTTGACCCAGAGAAAGTAAAACAAGGATTAGATGCACTTCGTAACTACAGACGAGTGTTTGATGAAAAACGCAATGTGTTTCATGACAGACCATTACACGATTGGTCATCTCATGCTTCCGATGCGTTTAGATATTTAGCAGTAGGTTTAGATGAATCTCCTATGGAATCATGGCATAAACCTATTCAAGTCAATAATAACTGGATTGTTTAAATGAGCGAAAAATTAAAAGCAATATTAGAAAACGAGATAGAAGATGCCATTGGTTATCTGGAAACGGAAACTACCGATGAAAGACAACAGGCACTCGAATACTATCTTGGCGAACCTTACGGTAATGAGGTAGAAGGTAAATCTCAAATCGTAACTCGTGAAGTTGCAGAAGCAGTGGATGGTGCATTACCACAACTCATGCGTTTATTTGGTTCAGGCGATAAAGTTGTTTCATTTGAACCAGTCAATGATGGCGACCAGCCTTTTGCTAAACAAGCCACAGAATATGTAAACTGGGTGTTTAATAAAGATAACGATGGTTTTCTTATTATGCACAACTGGTTTAAAGATGCCTTACTACAAAAAGTAGGTGTCGTTAAAGCATACTGGGAAGATAAGATTGATGTTAAGAAGGAAGAGTACAAATATCTTTCTGATGACGAACTTGCTGTCATTATGCAAGACCCAGAAGTAGAAGTCGTAGAACAAGAATCTACCATTATACAAGAAGCTGTGTTTGATGAAATGACAGGCATGGAAGTATCACCTGCTATATCAACACACAATGTTAAGCTCAAAAAGACAACCAACAATGGTAAAGTGACTGTAGAGAATGTGCCACCAGAAGAGTTCTTAATTAGTAAGCGTGCAAGAACTATTTCTGACTCACCTTTTACTGCACACCGTAAGATGATGACTCGTTCAGAGTTAATTGCTATGGGTTACGATGAAGACACAGTGATGTCTTTAGCGACTGGTGATGCACTAGAATTTTCTCCAGAAAGAATTGCACGATACTCTCGTGGTGAACAACCATCCGATATGGATTCTGATGATGAATCTATGCAATTAGTAGAAGTGTTTGAGTGCTACTTAAAAGTAGATGAAGACGATGACGGTATTGCTGAATACAGACGAGTCGTCTATGCTTCTCATGAAATATTAGAAGAGCATGAATGTGATTATAATCCATTCCATTCTGTATGCCCAATTCCTATTCCTCATAAATTCTATGGTCAGTCTTTAGCTGATAGAGCAATGGACATTCAGTTAATTAAGTCAACAGTCACTAGACAAATGTTAGACAACCTCTATCTTACTAACAACTATAGAGTGGGTGCAGTAGAAGGACAAGTTAATTTAGATGATCTATTAACCTCTACAGCAGGTGGTGTGATTAGAATGAAGAATCCTAATGCGATTGTGCCATTAACAGTACAATCTTCTGCTG